AAACAAGCTTGTGAAAGATCTTGGAGGTGAGAAGGATGAATAATCCAATTCTTGACATGTTCCAAAGAAGTACGTCTCTTACTCAAACACCTGCCTCAAATCCTTTGGATGGGGCCAAGTCTTATGTTTCTTCTCATGGTGGAGATAGTAAGACTGCTTTTATGAACCTCTGCAAGGAGAATGGTATTAATATGCCAAATGTTCAAACTCCAGAGGAGGCATTTAATATTCTAAAGAGTCAAATTAATGTTGGAAATGTAATCCAGAGACTTTTTGGAAGATAATTTCACTAATAAGCCCTTTATAAGGGTTTATTCAATACACTGGCAAGAAATGAAGTCGCACTCGTTTCAAGCCTTAACACTCACATTTATAGAAAGAGGTAACAAATTATGGCAAGACTTACATGGGACGGCACTGGAGAGAAGATTTACTCTCTTGGTGTTCAGAATGGTGTTCTGTATCGCCTCAATAAGGGAGTTTATGACAAGGCTGAGGCTTGGAATGGTCTGACGTCTGTCACGGAGTCTCCCTCTGGCGCAGACGAGCAGAAGTTCTATGCAGATAACATTCTGTATGGATCTTTAAGAGGTGCAGAGGATTTTGGTGGAACGATTGAGTGCTACACCTATCCGGACAGCTTCGCAGAGTGCAATGGTGAGCTTGAGCTTGTGCCTGGTGTCAAGGCAAATCAGCAGCCTAGGGCACCGTTTGGTCTTTCTTATAGAACGGAGCTTGGAAATGACGAGGCAGGCATGTCGTTCGGTTATGAGCTTCACCTTGTCTATAATGCAACGGTCTCTCCTTCTGAGCTGCAGTATCAGACGATCAATGACTCTCCGGAAGCTGGAACGATGAGCTTTGAGTTTGCTTGCAATCCTATTCGTAACACCTTTGGCAAGCCGATGAGTCACATGGTTATCAACTCCACTAAGGTTGATGCTGAGAAGCTCAAGAAGTTCGAGGATATTCTTTACGGTACTGATGGTGCTGATTCTGGTACTGGAACGACTGCAAAGCTTCCGCTTCCTGATGAGGTTGTGGCCGCGTTCAAGTCCTAAGTAATGTAAACATTTGAAAGGAGCATATTATGTATAAGATTCACGAGAAGTATCCGGATTTTGATGGAAACATGATTGAGGGGGATTTCTACTTCAATCTTACAGAGGCTGAGATTACTGAGATGCAGTATGGTGTGTCCGGTGGCATGGTAGCCATGCTTCAGAAGATCATTGGAGCAAAGTCTACACCTGAGCTTATTAAGTACTTCAAGGATATTATTGTCCGTTCTTATGGCGAGAGAGATCCTGATGGCATTCACTTTAGAAAGAGTCAGCAGATCATCGACGACTTTGTCTCAACCAATGCTTATTCTCAGATTTACATGAGACTTGCAACAGATGAGAAGGCAGCTCAGGAGTTCATCAACGGTGTAATGCCTAAGAAGAAGGAAAACACCATTCCATTTCCGGAAAATAAGCAGTGAATCCGAGGTGATGTAAAGAATGCTCAGGATAAAAATACCAGGTGGTGAATACTTTGACAACGCCAAAGGAGAATTCTACAAAGTAAAGGATTATGACTTGCGTCTTGAGCATTCTTTAATATCTCTTACACGTTGGGAACAAAAGTACAAGAGACCATATCTATCCGATAAAACAGGACCAAAAACCTTAGACGAAACCTTGTACTATTTCTATTGCATGTCACTTGATCAATCAGTTCCTCCTTATATTTTTCAGAAGTTATCGAATGAAGACTATAACAAAATTATAAGTTACATTAATGATCCAATGACTGCAACAACAATAAAAGAACGCCCAAGTAAGAAGAAACAAAAACCTGTAATTCTCACATCTGAAGTTATATATTCTTATATGGCAGAATTCAATCTCCCCTTTGAAGTATGCGAGAAATGGCATTTAAATAATTTACTGACACTTATTAAAGTATGCAGTGAGAACAACACACCACCTGAGAAAATGAGTAAATCGCAAACATCAAAATATTACTCAGAGCTAAATAAGCTCAACAAAGCAAGGTTTCATACGAAAGGTTAAAAGACTATGAATAATTATAGCTGGAATTTAGGTCCTGACGATTATATCGAACATGCTGCAACAGGTAAGGCCCACTATTCCAAGAACTGGGATAAGGCAAAGCAGGATGCTTACAATAAGGCGTATTACATCAAGAACAAAGCTAGGATTCTTGCAAGAAAGCAGCAGCTTAGAGCGAAACAGGCAGGCAAGGAGCTTAACTACATTAAGAATCAGGCAAGACACATTGCAGGCAATACAGCAAATGAAATTAGTGATGCAGTAAATAGGGATTATGCTGTAACGAAGTTTAGAAACGGTGTGAATGATCGTATTAACGCGGCTAAAGATACTGCAGAAAATCTTTCCAATAGAGTAAACTCCGGTGTAAATAGGGCCAGATCTAATGCAAGAAATAATATTGACTTAGCCAGATCTAGAGTAAACTCTGGAATCAATTCTGCAAGAAGAACTGCAAATAGAGTTAGATCTAACGCTGAGAATGAGTTCAATGATATTCAAAGAACTGCAAGAAAAACAGCTAGTAGAACGAAATCTAGAGTAAGAAATAATGTTGACTTAACTAGATCTAGAGTGAATTCTGGTATTAATTCTGCTAGAAGGAAAGTGAACTCTGGAATTAACTCGGCAAAGAGAACAGCCAACAATGCTAGATATAGAGCTGAGAACGAAGTCAATGATATTCGGAAAACAGCAAATAGAACTGCAAACAGAGTTAGATCCAACGTAAATAATAATATTGATTTGGCTAGATCTAGAATGAACTCCGGCATTAATTCTGCTAGAAGAACTGCTAATAATGTCATGAATGAAACCAGATCTAGAATGAACTCCGGCATTAACTCTGCAAAGAGAAATGTCAACAATGCTAGACATAGAGCTGAGAATGGGTTCAATGATATTCAGAGAACGGCTTCCAGAACTGCAAATAGAGCAAAATCTAGAGTAAATTCTGGTATTGATTCTGCTAGAAGAACTGCTAATAATGCCATGAATGAAACCAGATCTAGAGTGAATTCTGGGATTAATTCTGCTAGAAGAACTGCTAATAATGCCATGAATGAAACCAGATCTAGAGTAAATTCTGGTATCAATTATGCAAAGAATAGTGCAAATAGAGCAAGATCTAACGCTGAGAATGAAATCAATGATATTCGGAGAACCGCATCTAGAACCGTAAATAGAGCAAGGTCTAATGCAAATAATAATGCTGACTTAGTAAGATCTAGAGTAAATTCTGGAATTAACTCTGCAAAGAGAACTGCTAATAATGCAATGAACGAGGCCAGATCTAGAGTAAATTCTGGCATTAATTCTGCAAAGAGAACTGCTAATAATGCAATGAACGAGACAAGATCCAGGGTAAACTCTGGCATTAATTCTGCAAAGAGAACTGCTTCCAATGCTAAGAGATCTGTATCCAATGCTGCAAGAGATGCCGAGAAACGAGCAAGACAGACTAGGAACAATATTGATGCTGGAATCTATAGTGTTCAGTCTGATGCAAGAAGTCTTAAGAATAAGGCAAGATACAAAAAGGATCTTGCAAAGATTAATGCTAGAAACACTGTAAGAAATGCTAAGTATAGATTAAATAAGGCACTTCATCAGCCGAAGATCATTACAAATACACCTGTTGATAATCTTAGGAATAGTGTCGACAATGTTAATAAGAAACTTAACAAGAAGACAAATAGGAAAAAGAATAGCGTTAAAGATCTTGGAAGAAAGAAGAACATGTATATCGTCTAAATAGTATCATTGGAGGACTCTCAAAATGGCTCACGGAATTGTGGTACAAATGTCTGAAAAAGGGGATTTTAAGAAAACTTTTAAATTCCTTAAAGCCATGCAAGAGAAAAAGTTCCTTTCCAATTTAAATAAGTATGGAGAAAGAGGAGTTCAACTTCTTTCAGAAAACACTCCAAGAGATACAGGGCTTACTGCTTCATCTTGGTATTACAAGATAGAAGACGATGGTGAGACTTTAACACTTACTTGGTACAACAGCAATGTAAAGAAAGATTATTTTAATGTTGCACTGATGCTTCAATATGGTCATGCAACAAAAAATGGGGGCTGGGTTGAAGGTATTGACTACATCAATCCGGCCCTCAAACCTTTATTTGATGAAATGGAAAAAGATATTTGGGAAGAAGTGAAATCATCATGATATTCTCAAATTTAGCACAATAGAGAGGAGTTGTGAATACATATGGCAACACAAGTTGATCAAAGAGTTGTGCAGATGCAATTCGATAACAAACAATTCGAAGCTGGTATTCAGGAAACTCTGCAATCTCTAAATAAATTAAATGATACCATTGAAGAGAACACCAAGAAAACTGGAAAAGAGATGTTCTCTGGAATGGAAGGTCAGTTATCCAAGGCGAACTCTTCTTTTGATCAAATGAATAGTTCTCTTGATGTCATGACCAAAAAGTTTTCTGCACTTGGTACAATTTCTGATCAAGTTCTTCGTAATATTGGAAATTCAGTAAGCAGCTTCGTCCATAAAGGACTCTCCATGATCACGTCTGGTCCAAGAGAAGGCTTCAAGGAATACGAAGACATGATGGGATCTGTTCAAACCATTATGGCTGGAACAGGAGAATCTGTTGAAAGAGTAAATAAAAAGCTTGATGAGTTAAACAAATACTCAGATGATACCATCTATAAGTTTCAAGATATGACTTCCAATATCGGTAAATTTACGAATCAGGGAGTTAAACTTGATGATGCAGTGGCTGCCATTAAAGGTATTGCTAATGAGGCCGCTATCTCTGGAGCAAATGCACAACAAGCTTCTCATGCTATGTATAACTTTGCTCAGGCACTGTCTTCTGGTTATACAAAACTCATCGACTGGAAATCTATTGAGAACTCTATGATGGCTACCGTAGAGTTTAAGAATACGCTCCTTCAAACAGCAGAAGCACTTGGTACAGTTAAGAAAGTTAGTGGTGGTTACAGAACCGTAACAACGAACATGAAGGGTGATATTTCAGAACTCTTCAATGCTCAGAAAGGTTTTAATGATTCTCTTCAATATCAATGGCTTACCAATGATACCCTGACAACTGCTCTTAAACTTTATGCAACAGACATAAGAGATTTAACAAAAGTAGAGCAAGAGAATTATGAGAAGAGACTTAAAGCTCAAGGATTTACTGCTACTCAAATAAAGCAGTTTGAGCAACTTGGAATGAAAGCTGCTGATGCCGCAAAAGATGTCAAAACATTTTCCATGCTGGTAGATACATTAGGAGAAGCAATTGGATCTGGATGGACACAGAGTTTTAGAACTGTCATTGGTGATTTCGAAGAGGCAAAAGGGCTTTGGACTGGAATCTCTAACATTTTAGGAAATGCCATCAATAAAGTGTCTGACTTTAGAAACTCTATGCTTGCTGTCTGGAAAGCAGAGGGTGGAAGAAAGGAGATGCTCCAATCCATTGCTAATATTTTCAATGCGATTTGGAGTGTTTTAAAGCCAATAGGAGAGGCTTTGCAAGAGGTGACAGGGTATGTTCAAGGATCTGTAAACTCTGCAAAAGGACTCATGGCTATTACAGACTTTATTGAGCGCTTTACTAGAAACCTTATCCTTACCAAGGATCAAATGGCGGATCTCAAGGAAGTTGCTAAGACAACGTTCTCTATTATTAAAACGGGTCTTGAAGTAATCCTTGCTTTTAGAAAACCGATTATGTCCTTCCTTCTTATCACGACTGCTATTAAAGCATTGCAGTCTTTGTTTATGGGAGGACTTGGCCTTAATACAATTATCTCATTATTTAAGATTATCTTATCCTTCAATTTGTTAAAAACAGTTCTTGGACTTAATAAGAGCTTTAAGGATACAGGAGAAGCAGTTGGAGGAGTATCTTCTGTAATTAGCTCTCTTATTCAAAAGGTAGAGCCAATTATAAAGAAACTTTCTTCTTCTAAAGTCATTCAAGGAATTGTGAAAGGTCTTAGAGTTGCTGCAGCAGTTCTTCAGACAGTAGTTGGAGCTGCAATTATTGGTATCTCTTTACTCATTCAGAAGATTAAATCCATTGATTGGAATGGGGTTAAAAAGAATCTTTCTGCAATTGTCACTGTTATTATTCAGATGAAAGATAGTATTGTAAGTTTTATCACAAAACTTGCAAGTTCAAATGATATTTTTGGAACAATAGCAAGAGGTCTTCTCGTCGCTGGAACGGCAATCTCTTCCTTTGTGAAATCTATTTTCTCTCTTGCAAAAGGAGAGATTAGCTTAAATGATGCAATTAACAATGTAAAAGCTTCTGTATCTTCAATTATAAACAAGTTCTCTAAGCACTCCGAAACAGTTGGAGCCTTTGGAGATACTATTGGTGCTTCTGCAGATAAGATGGGTGCTCTTGGAAAGAAGATTGAGAAGACAACCCCCGCACTCCAAAAGAGTCAATCAATCTTTGCTACAATTGTTGAAACTCTTAAGTCTTTTACATTAAATGCAAGTAATGCTGTGAAAGCTGCTGGGCAAACTGACACTCTTATCGGAAAGTTTATTACTAAGATAAATGAAATGGATTGGCAGCAGATCCTTGCCTTTGGATATATCTTGCTGTTTATTCGTTACTTAAAGAAGTTAACAGATTCCTTCCAGACATTTGGTGATGCTTTTGATACACTTGGAGGTTCTTTAAAGAAGACTCTTGGTGCAATTAGAGGATATTTCGTACAGCTTACAGCAATTAATGGTGCAAAGACATTTAGAAACATTGCAATTGGTGTTGGTATTCTTACGGCAGCACTTATTGCACTTTCTGTTGTTCAAATTGATCCAGAAAGATTTGCAAGAGCAGCAGCAACGATTGCTCTTCTTACTATCACAATCACTTCTTGTGCAGCAGCTCTTGCATATCTGACAACGGTTCTTTCTAGAAAGGTTAATACCAAGGGTCTTGGTGCTTTTACACTTGCCATGACTTCCTTTGCTGGTGTACTTGCAGTTCTTGGCATTGAGCTTGGTGTTACTACAGTTGCTGTAAATGTGCTCTACAATCACATTCAAACTTGGCAGGAGTTCCTTGCAAGAATTGTCGTTCCAGTTGGAATCTTGGCAGCTGGATTTGCAGCACTTATTGTCGTGATGGCAACGTTTGCTAAGTTTTCTGATAAGATTTCACAGGCTTCTATTTCCATGCTCAAAATGGCAGCTGGCATTGCAGCTCTTGCAGCTTCTATTGTCTTTATGAATATGGCAATTAAGATTATAGTTGTGCAGGCAGGAATCTTTATGCAAGAGATGACTGTTATTGGAGGATTGATATTCGCTCATATAAAAGCTCTTCAAGCATTATTTGGAGAGGTTGGAGGAATTGTTGCATTTCTTGGACAACTTGCAGGTTCAATTGTTGCAGTTGTCGTTATTTTCATAGGATTAAAGGCGGTTGTTAATACCCTTAATGACTTAACCATACAGATAGCAGCATCGATTGGACTTTTATCTCTATCCTTAATTGGAATGAGTGTTGCCATTTCTATTCTTAGCACACAGCTTGGAGATCCTATAAAAGCACTTGAAGGACTTGGTATTGCTCTTCTTGGACTTGTTGGTGTACTTGTAGTCCTTTCAATTTTTGCATTTTCTGCCGGAGTTAAAACCTTAAAATCCATTGCTACATCTTTGCTTGCTCTTTCTGGTGCATTTTTTATATTTGCTGCAGCAGTAACACTTTTTGGAAAAGCTGACTTTTTTACGATTGGTAGGGGTCTTCTAATTATGGCTGGTGGAATGGTTGCCATAGCACTTTCTATTAAGTTTATGAATGGTGCAGAAGTTGGAAAGATAGCAGGTACTATGCTTGCTCTTGCAGGTGCCATGTATATTCTTGCACCTATCATGGCTATTATGGGTGTTCTTTGGAAACCCATGGCAGCAGGTCTTGCTCTTGTTGCAGGAATGATGATCTCTTTAGCATTTTCTGTCAAGCTTATGAACAAGGCAAATCCTGGTAATGTCATTGTGATTGTTGGAGCAATGACCCTTGCAATTCAGGTGATGGGCAACCTTGCTCTTAAACTTGCAGCTCTTCCAATCGATCAGTCTATTGCAGCAGCAGGAGAACTTGCAGGTATGATGCTTGCTTTAGGTCTTGCAATTAAGCTTGCTGGAAGTGTTACACAGGGCATGAAAGCTCTTGATATTGTAGGGCTTGTTGCTGCGATTGGTGCTTTTACTGCAGCCGTCTATGTAATGGGACAGATTGTTGCAACCCTTGCAGGTCTTCAGAACGTGGATGCTGCAATAACAATAGCAGAATCTTTGTCCATGATGATGCTTGCAATGTCAGCGTCAATTGCCTTGATTGCAAATATCGTTCAAGGTTTTACAGCTCTTGATATTGCAGCATTTGCCGCCACTGTTCTTTCCTTTAGTGGAGCCATTGCAATCTTAAGTATGGCTCTTGTTCAAATTGCGGCTATTCCTACAGATGCTTTACTTGGTGCAGCAGTAGCTTTAAATGCAACCATGATTATATTTGCAGCCTGCATGAGTATTATGATGCTGATTGGCCAAAACATGTCTGCAATTGCATCACTTGGAATTTCTGTAATGATGATAGCTTTTGCTGGAGCAGTTGCTATTTTAGCTGGTTCCATGACGATGCTTGCACAGATTCCAGCAGATAGACTCACGCAAGTTGCTATCGTGATAGGCGTTTTAATGGGAATCATGGTTGCACTAACAGCTGTTGTAGGGATATTTGGAACGGGACTGTCTTTAGCAACTCCGGCAATCTTGGCGTTTGCTGCTGTTATTCTTTCTATTGCAGCAGCGTTTGTTGGCTTTGGAGCTGGAGCAGCACTCTTTGGAGTTGGTATTATGCTAATTACAAAGGGAATTGCAGCACTCCTTCCTCAAGTCACAGCGTTTGTAACTGCAATGGCAGCACTATCCGATCAGGCTGGAAGCCTTGCACTCATGGCAGGAGCATTAACACTGCTTGGATTGTCACTTATTGCAATCGGAGCTGGTGGCGGTATTGCGGGAGTAGGATTATTAATATTTGCTGCTGGACTTGGTGCTGTCTTACTTGTAATTGTCTCTGTTGCAGAGCAGGTAGCTGGTTTTCTTATCTCCCTTAAAGAGGTATCAGAAGAAGCTGCACAATGGGGAATGGATCTTGCACAGAAGCTTGCGGATGGTATTTCTGCAGGTATTGATCTTGTGAAAAATGCTGCATCAAGTATTGCAAGCGCGATTGCATCATTCCTTCACTTCTCAACACCTGATGAAGGACCTCTTGCTAACTCTGACAGTTGGATGCCAGATTTTACTTCAATGCTTGCAGGAGGACTAGAGGCTGGTGTTCCTAAAGTGAAAGCCGCATCTTCTGATATTGCAAGTAGCATTGCTGATACGTTAAATCCTAAGGATGGTGCAAAGCTTGGTGAGAACTTTGGCAGTGCAACAGCAAGTGGTGTTGCTAGTACATCTGACGATGCTCAAAATGCAGGTCAAGAAGTTGGCAGCGCAGCATCAGAAGGCGTAACAGAAGGAGCAGATGCAGAAAATACTGGCAAGTCCAATATGCTGGAACTTGTTAAAGGTGTTATTTCTGGCGAAGTCCCTGCTTCTACTGCTATGGAAAACTTTGGCTCTATGGCAAAGGATAAACTCTCCGGTGCTTTTGATGGAAATGGCACTGGTGGTTCCATGATATCTGAACTTATGAGTGGCATTGCAAGTGGTGATATTTCTCTTGCTGGTATTACTGGTGGTAATATTGGAGATCTCATGGGCTCTAGTTTCTTATCCAATATTCTTGGATATGTTTCCTCTGCAAGAGCTACTATGAGCTCTCTTGATCTTGGCTATGTTGGTGCCGGCACTGGTACAGAAGGAGAGATTAACTTCAGAACAGGTACCAAGAAGAACAATGGTGCGAAGCATTGGACCAAGGGCAAATGGGTCATGCAAAAAGACCCTAAGACCGGCAAAATGAAGCGAGTTTGGCAAAAGGGAAGCTGGGATAGTGGCGCTAAAAACGATTCTGGCCTTCCGTTCTCTTGGTCTGACTTTGCAAGTAAAGGAGACTCCAAAACTGGATCGCCTAGCACGACTCCTGATCTTGGAGGCAGTGGTGGTGGAGATTCTGGCTCTAAAAAGAAGAAAGGATCTGGTGGTGGATCTGGTAAATCTTCCAAATCTGCTAAGGGCAATACCAAGGCTCTTGAAGAGTTCCAGAATACCCTTGAGAAATTTAATGAGAGAGCCATCCCCATTATCAACAAGTTTTCCACTTCCTTTGGCTCTATGATGAGTACCGTTTCCGATTCTACTTCTTATCAAATTGGAGCAGAAGGGTTTGAACTCTTACTTTCTGAAATTTATAAAACAAGTAATAAAGCAGATGAGGTCTATGAAGACTCTGAAGAAAAAGGTACTGCTCTTCAGCAAAGGGCGAATGCAATACGAGAAGCCTTTGTGGAAGCGTTCAATAAGATCTCAGATGCAATTAAAGGATCATTAGACTTTTATACAGAGTTTGATAAAAAGACTTCCGACATGATAAAGCCAGACAAACTTATCATGAATGCAAAGTCTCAAGTTGATGCACTGCGAGAATCCACAGACGCTCTTACCTCTCTTGCTTATAGAGGTGTGGACGATGATACACTTGCTGATCTTGGTTCTAATCCTCTTGAGAATTATCAGAAGATCATGGAGCTTCGGCAGATGTCGAATAGTGAGCTAAAGGATTTCCTTGGTTATCAAGCCAAAGCTGAAAAACTTGCTCAAGAAGCAACGGTTAGAGTAGAAAATGCTAGAATGGTTGCTTTATATTTGAATAAATTAAAAGAAGATGGTCTTAAGACTTATGAAGAGCTTGATGGAATGACCAAGGCTTACGTTGACACTCTTAGAGAAGAGAACAAAGTCAAGGCAATGGGAATCTCTCTTGATAGTGATGCATATGATCATTCTGGACTTGAGAAAGCATACGGAGAGCTTAAGAAGTATGCAGATGCAGCTGGAATGAGTCTTAGTGACTTGTATGGCTATCTTCATCAAACTATTGACTCAACTAGTATTTTAAAGACTGTTATTATTTCAGATGTTCAAGAAGCTTACACACAATTCGACAATGCAATGAGTAAGCTTTCTGAGTATGAGTCTAAGGCAAAAGCATTTGGCTCTGCAATGAAAGATGCCATTGAGGGTTATGGCAGTGCATTTGAGTCTCTTGATATTTCTTCTGATAAAACGGGTAAACAACTCTTATCCAATCTTGAAAAACGTGTTGCTGGAATTAAAGACTATCAATTAGAAATCTTAAGCCTTAGGCAGAGAGGTCTTAACCAGGAAGCACTTCAAGACTTGATCTCTCAGGGTCAAGGTACTGTTATCGCAGCAGGAAAAATGGGAGATGACTGGATTAAGAAAGTTAATGATAATTACAAGGATTATAAAGAAGCTCTTAAAGTATCTGCAAAGAAACAAGATCTGTTTGAAAAGTATTCTCTGTGGGTTGAAAAGAATACGAACAAAGAATATCAAAATGAAATTAAGAATGCAGAGAATGCTAAGAAAAAGATTACTCAACTCAATAAAGAGTATCAGAATTTAAATCTTACCGCAGCTCAAATGGACGAAGAGGCAACAAAAGCAGCAGATCATGCTGTAAATAGCATTGCCGGTTCTATGGACGATGGAAAAGATGCAGTGAAAGTAGCTGGCAAGGAGCTTGGCGAGACTGCTGTTAGTTCGTTCAAAGATAGTGTAGAAAACGTTACCAATGTTCTTGGTGAGAGCATGGATCTTGGTGAGTCTGGAATATTTGGAAATGCCATTGATGGAATTGGAGATGTTTCCAATGAGTTCTTAATGGCAGCTCTTAACTATCAAGACTTTATTGCTCAGGTTGGTCCTGATAACGATACGGCAAGACAGGCGTTTGATGACCTTGCAACGGCTGCTCAAAATTATGGCATTACAGAAGAGCAACTAGGAGCCATTCTGGAAGATAGAACTACCATTCAGGACGCTCTTACAAATAATATTGTTAAGAATTTTGATAAGGTGTTCAAGAAAGCAACCGAGTCTTCTAAGCTTGTAGAACAGTTTAAGCTTACTGCAAATGAAGTTGGTGATGCTATTAAATCTGTTCTTGATAATACAAATCTTTATGCAGAACTTTCTGACAAGCAAGATCAAATTTCTGGTGATGAACTTATTACTAGAATGAGAGGGAACCTTGATAAAGCTGAAAAAGAGTTACAAAACTATCTTGCTCTTGAGGCAAAGGGACTTAATTCTGGACTTTTGGAACAGCTTGCAGAACAGGGACCTGAATATCTTGCAGCAGCAACACAATGGACGTCTGATCAAGTAAGTAGTGCAAATGCCATGTATGAACGGGCAACCACGATTGGTGATGATGCAAAAGCGAAAGCTTCTCAGCAATGGCTTGATGCGGGTACCATGAATGGTCAAACCTATCAGCAAGCATTATCAGCGGCTATGTCTGATGTTAACGCTCTTGCAACAACAGTTCAGACAATGGTGACAAACTTTAGCACTGTTATTGATCCTGCTCTTATTTCTATGGGTACAGAAGCAGCAGCGCTCTTTGGTCAGTCCATTCAGGCTGCTCTTTCTAATGATACAGAAACGATTTCACAAACTTCTCAAACGACAGCATCAACGATTGCTACCAATATGGCAACTGGTCTTCAAACTGGATATCAGGAGAATGAAGCAGCGGTTGCAAATGCATCCAAGGGGATTGCAGATAAGGCAACTTCTGAAATTGATAAGAAGGTAAATTCTTCTGAAGGTAGTAAGAACGGCAAAGATTATGCATCTTCAATGGTGAAATCTGTAGAAGCTCAGGAAGGCAACATGTTTAATGCTGGTTCCAATCTGATGCAAGGACTTATTGATGGTATTAATTCTAAGAAAGAAGAATTTGATGCTCTTTGTAATGAGATCGCGACTGAGCTGTCATCCACAGTCGCTAGTATGAACCAAATCCATTCTCCTTCAAGAGTAATGTTTAAGCTTGGTCAATTTATGGATGAGGGTTATATTAGAGGTCTTGACTCTAGTTCTGATAGAATTTCTGAAGTTGCAAATAATATTGGTTCTATTGTTGGATCAGCGTTAGATGCAGATCTTGGTGCAAATCCTACCATTACACCTGTTGTTGACTATTCAAATATTTATGCTAGTCAAGGTCTTATTTCTTCGATGTATAACGGATCCTATGGTATTAATTTGAATCCGAATCTTGGAAATGTAACAACACCGAAAGATTCTGAGCTTAATAGATTAAATGGAATGTTTGGAAGAATCTCGAATGGAGATGTTGTTTCTGCAATTACATCTTTGAGAGAAGACGTTGTGAATCTTGGAAATGCAGTGTCTAAGATGCAAATTGTTCTTGATAGTGGAGAAATTGCAGGTGCAGTAACAAATGGTGTTTCTCAAAATATTAACAATGCAGTAGGAAGGAGGGAGTCAGTATGGGCTTAAATGTTGGAGATTTGCTCACGGAAAAGTGTTTTATATTTAATGGAAAAGCCTCTTCTGATTTTCGCCTTATTTGCTCTGGCGGGGGTACCTATGGTGCTCCCAAAAGGGCTTATGATACGGTTCAAATTCCAGGAAGAAATGGATCCTTGCTAATTGACAAGGGATATTATGATGACACCGATGTTACTTACAATGGTGTAGGCTTTATTCCAGAAGAATGGTATCCATTTGATATGGATCAAAGACTTGCGGCAGTAAGAGAGTGGCTCTTTTCTCCCATTGGTTATAAAAGGCTGGAAGATACTTGGCATCCAGACGAATACAGAATGGCTTATATTTCACAAGATTTTAGTCCGTCAATGATAGATTCGTTGGAAGCAGGAATGGTGAATATTAAGTTTAATTGTAAACCACAGAGATTCCTGAAGTATGGAGAAATTCCTGTGATAATTGAAAAAGGGCTTACATTATTCAATCCTACTTCTTTTATCGCCTTTCCAATAATTATGATTGAAGGAAAAGGAACAGTTACTATTCAAAATGAAGATGGAACATTTTTGGTAACAGTAGAGTCTGATGCAACTGTTGATTGCGACATGATGAATGTCTATCACGGAACAGAAAATCTCAATTCCAAATCCACATTTTCACTTCCATCTGGACTCGATAAAATGTATCTTGGAAAAAAGAATGTGATTTCCTATTCAGATTCTATTACAAAGTTATCTATCATTCCAAGGTGGTGGAGGTTATAAATGATTCCAATTCTATTTGACAAATCTGCTACTACTTGGACTACAAATGGTCTTGGCAGATTATCAGAGGCAATTAGCTGTAAAGTAACAGAGGAACGAAACGGTGAATATGAACTTGAAATGCAATACCCTGTTTCCGGGCCTCTCTTTAAATATTTACTCAATGACAATATTATTTATGCCAAGGCGTTTGAAGGAACAAATGACGATCATGTAAACCAGCCGTTTCGCATTTACAAGGTATCTAAGCCATTGAATGGTAAGGTTACGGTTTCCGCAAGACATAATTCTTACAGACTTTCTTACACCCCAGTTGGATTTGTTCCATCAGCACAAAGATCTGCCAAGTCTTCTTTATCTGCAATTACTTCTGCAATTAAAGATCCATCTTGTCCTTACAAATTCTCTACTGATATTTCTTCAGCAGCTCTTACCTTTGGTATTGATGCTCCCGTATCAGTTCGATCTGCAATTGGTGGAGACAAAGGATTCCTTGATACGTATGGCGGAGAAGTAAAATGGGATGATTTTAATGTTTCTATTCTCTCTAGTAGAGGGAGAGACAATGGAGTAGCAATTCGTTATGGAAAGAACCTAACGGATTTGAAAGAAGAAGAGAATATTGAGAAGACTTATACTGCAATCTTTGGATATTACAAAGCAGATGCAGAGGCTTCAACACCAGAACGAAAGATTGAAGGGTCTATCATTAAATGCGCCAATGCAGATAAATTCCCCTACATCAGAACTTATATTTACAACTGTTCTTCTGATTTTAATGATACCGTAATGAAAGGATATCGGGTTGGGCAAAACTTCTACAAAGACTCTGAGCATAAAGAAGGCGTTCTTGTAATAAAGAACAACTACTACGAAGACTCTGGAACAATCATTACTGGATATTTTAATGGTTCTAGTTTCTTCACAGACTCTGACAATAAGAAACAAATCAGTCCTGAACTTTATAAGTATTATTCCGATGGAAATACACTTCAAAGAGGTTATATTCAAGGCAATAGTTTTTATACAGATTCCTCTCATGATACATTCATTACGCCAAGACTTAATGTCTATTATGTGGATCAGTCTAAAGACACAAATACCGTTTATATTTGGAATGGAAGCTATTATGTAAGGCAATCTGGTGAAGAATCAGATTACACAAACTATAAAGGCCTTTATACTTGGAATGGATCTAGTTTCCAGTTCTACAAACTTACACAAGATGCGACGAACGAAATTAAGAACTATGTTTGGAGATACAACGGATCAACATACGAGATAGAACAGAACACAATTCCTCTGGTATCAGATATTGATAGATTATCAACCAAGTATATGAATGACCATGATTTTGGTGTTCCTGAAGTATCCATGACCGTATCCTATCAACCGTTATGGGAGACAGAGGAATACAAAGATCTTTATCCAATTGAGTCTGTAAAACTTTGTGATACCGTTACTGTGATATTTGAAAAATTAGGAGTTCATACAAGTGCCAAGGTAACAAAAACTGTCTATAATACACTTCTCAATCGTTATGACTCCATTGAAGTAGACTCCAATTGGAATAAAAACAAGACAAGAGATCTATCTGGAACAATTGCAAATCAGTCTAATACAATCAAGGAAGCATCAAGTGGTGTCTCTCAGGATCTTCGAGAAGTTATTCAAAGGCAAGCAGAGATGATTACTGGTGGACTTGGCGGGTATGTTAAGTTTCGCTATGATAAGAACAACCTTCCAGAAGAGCTTCTTATTATGGACGAGTCCGATTACACCAAAGCAAAAAATGTTATTAGACTTAACAAGAATGGCATTGCATTCTCACAAACAGGGTATCAAGGACCATTCACTTCTGCTTGGACCATTGACGGAACATTCTCTGCCAATTGGATTACAACAGGTCTTCTTACTGCAATTACCATGCAGACCGCTTCTA